CTCATAGATGGCCTGATAGATGTCACCAACATCCTTTCTAACAGTACCTTCACTCATTCTACTGGAGACTTTATTGGCAGCATCACCAACTTTCTTCGCTGCTTTACCAATCATCCCTTTGATACCAGACTTGATACCAGCCTTAGCATCTTTGGCCTTACGCATAGTCTGTGCAGATGCATTACTTGCACCTTGCTTCAATCTGTTTGCTTTATCCGTTGCAGACTGCTTTGCATCTCTGTATGCACCGTAAGATTTAACTGCACCCTTTGCAGCCTTCTCCTTTACCTTACCCATGGCACCTTTCAGTGAAGACTTCACTGCGGACATTTTCTTTGCCCTTGGGGACTCAGTATCACTACCGTAAGTTACTCTTGCTTCTGTAAGTACTTCTTCAAATATTGCTTCGCACTGTTCGACACTATAACCTTCTTCGAAAAGTTCTTCAAGAACTTCTTCAGCAATATCATTCAACTCAGTTTGATTGATCAAGGAGAAGTCCATCTCACTGATTTCATCCTTATGAGAGTAAAACTCTTCTTTAGCTTCTTTGTTATGAACAGCGGAATACGCTTCCATAAAGTTACGCATTGATGAAGACATCTGATTAATCATTACTTTCTATATCTTTATTTATATTCTCTAGATATTCTCGTTCGGATGAATACACAGAAGAGGGGTCGAGATAAATCTCAACACCCTCTTGAATACTTGGTATCAACCATTCATGTACTGGTAGGCATGCTTCCCAGTTGACAGGTTGAATACAGTTCATAATAATTACAGACCAGAATGCTGCTGTGTAATTTAAAAGTGTGGTCACTGGTCCCACACCAATTGTTTAGCCAGGGTATCTCTCAACTTATTAATACGCTTCTCATCAAAGTGTGCGAAGTTAGGATACTTCTCAACCTTCTTATAATAATGAAGTGCATTGAGGATGATAGTATAATCCTCCATTGAGAGTTCAAACTTCACAAATCAACTCCTACAGAAGAACTACCGACAACTCTAGTGTATAGATGTAGTGTACCTTCTTGTTCACACTTCAAATGCCAACGTGTCATAGTAATTACATTGTCCCTAATTGCTCCAGTAAGCATTCCACGTCCACCTTTAGTCATACTAGAAAACATACCATAACGTGTTGACCAGACATAGAATACATCGTCAATTAATTCTGCACCCTCAGGTACAACAACAGTGTTTTCAGCTTTAGTGATTGTGTTCATTTGATTCATACTCTCGCTTTGTCTTGAAGTAAAGTTTATAGTAAGGTTTTTTCATTTCATTCAAAGTATTCATATCATCTTCAAATCCCAGGTATTTGCAAAGTTGATAAGAACCTTCCAACTCACTAATCAATCTTAGTATGTTAGCAGGGTGTCTCTCAAGTCCACCAAAATCATACTTACTCATAATACAATCTCAAAAGGATATAAGTTTTTTACAACTGTATTGGGATCTAATTCAGATTTATGTACCCAACGATATCGTATACACTCAAATTCAGGATCCCAAGTCATAACGCAAGTATAATCAGTCACGTTGCCTCCAATCATCAGGTTTGTCTTGCTGAAACCAACTCTTAATGTCGTCAGCATCAGTGAATCCCTTTTTGTGATTGGATGGATCGGGATCTCCTAAACCCATCCTATTCAGAAAATCGTCTGTACTGCCCTCTTCAATCTGTTGAGAAGATTGTCGTCGTGCTTTTTGTAACCAATCACGAGCAGTAGTATGACTCTTTGCCAACTTCTCGGCCCAGATCATATCATCTAGTTTAACTTCTTCACCATTGGCAATACATTTACAGATGAATTCTAATTTGAGTCTGTACTGAGTAGAAAGCATATGAGTTCACTCTTTGTAATATTTATTCTGTATCTGGTGTGTTATTCTTTTTGTTAAACCCAAATGGACCGGCAGATTCTTCTTCTAGTGCTACCTTTAGTGCAACACCACCGATTGCTTCCATACATTTAAGAACGTCTTCTGTCTTAGCACCTTCACCAAGTTCTTTGGCAACGTACCAGTATTTTGGCCAGAATGTTTCTCCTGCCCTTTGATAATCATCAAGTGTTAGTAGTTTCATAGTTTTGATAATACTTCTTTGTAAATGTTTTCTGCGATGGCTTTCATCATTAGAGGTGGTACCATTCTACCAACCCTCTCAGATTGTTGTGAATGAGAACCAGTCAAAATAAAATCATCAGGGAGTGATTGAAGTCTTTTGAGTTCTTGGATTGTGAAACTTCTATCCTCATTCCAATGAATCAATCCACCACTCGCAGTAAGTGTTGGTGCTGCTTTGAAAAATGATGCTCTCTTGGTATTGAAACAATGACCCTTCTCATGATAATCCATACCAGATAGAATCTTTTTAGGATTCTTTGGCATCTTTTTGACTACACTTTGATAGACACTACTGTTCAACATGTGGTCAGTTAGTCTATTTACATCCTCTGGATCATTCTCTACACCATCAATAATGTCAGATATGACAGTTTCTTTGGGTGAAGTGGGAGGGAACAATGTAGATACAGTAAGAACATTTAGACCAATCTTATCCGCAATATCATTACGAACTGCAATAAAGATTAGTCGTTCTCTACCTTGACCAACACCATGAAAAGATGCTCTCATTACTTTTGATGTAACAAGATAACCAATCTCCTCAAATGCATTAGTAATCTTAGCATAATAAGTCTTTGCCTCACCGATTGTCAACCCCTTAACATTCTCAGCAACAATAACCTTGGGTTGAATTGATTTGGCAACACGAATATACTCAAAGAACAAGTCTTCAATGTTCTCTACCTTCTTACCATCAGAGTAGTTCTTGGTCTTACCCCAACCATCAGAGTGTTTAGCACCCTCACCACGACACATAGACCCTGCTACAGAGAATGCTGAACAGGGTGGTGACCCATCAAGAATGTCTAGTTCCCCAGGTTTCAGACCAGTGATCTTGAGGAAGTCACCGCCTACCAACTGTTTGATGTCATCAGGAACAATATGAGTTGAGGGATAGTTTGCAGCATAAGTCTTTCGTGCTTCCTCTACAAACTCATTAATACACAGAATCTTACCACCAGCAAGACGATAACCAGTAGAGGATCCTCCACCGCCAGCGAATGTAGATATGACAGTGAACTTGGCTTGTGCCTCACCGTCATAAACATCTTGTAACTTATATGGTAATTTCATATTGGTAGAACTCCTTCACCAGTAGATGCATAGTCGGAAGCCAAGTCCATAACTCTCTTCCTCTTACGATTATTTAGCATTTTATCATCTAATAAAGTTTCAAACAAGTGGTCAATATTAGAACCAAGTTGAAGATTGATATGATCCTTTACATTAGTGACTCTATCAAATTCTTTTTTGAATGCATCTCGTACAACTTGTTTCTGTTTGGGTTGATTCAATTCAAACCAATCATACTTGAAGAAGTAATCTCTTACTTCATCATGGTAAATGTAAGGATGTACTAGTTTTATATCTCTCTCATTTGACAACTGTTCGATCTGACGAAACCCTGTCACATTATGTGGCATAAAATAATTACGTCTGAACTGATCAAACTTTTCTTTCGGTTCTTTGAAATGAAGGATAGCTTTCTTACTCACACCATAGTAACCATCAGCACCAATACCAGTTAAAAGATATGACTCTTTGATGTGAGGGAAGACATATAAGAAGGGGAAAGTACATTCAAAGTGTGTTTTCTTCCTACAGTCATAGTCTTTGACCAGACGTTTAAAGTCATCTACAAGATTATCCGTAGGAACAACAATAGTCTCACAGTCCCAACCAAACTCCTTGCTGACTTCTTCAGCTTTGTTTGCATCATAAGACTTATCACCTTCAAGGTGAAAGGTATATGCAGTAATTTTTTTACCAAGACGATGGGCAGCAAAACCCAAACTCAGACTGTCTACACCTCCAGACAACAAAATCCCCACAGTATTTGTGGGGACTTTATGAATAATGATATCCTTAAGGATGGTATCAATCATTTAATTGCAATAACTCCAACGAACTGATGATTTCTCCAGAAGATCTGACAGTCTTTGAACCCTGCAGTCATCACCATATCTCTCAACTCAGACCATGTATTAGGTTTCAACATATCACGAAGTTGTTTCTCCTTATCCATGATTTGTTCAGCAGAGAAGGTCTTTCTCTTGTAATCATAATGATTAAAGGTAAGAAGTTCTTGAAAGAATGCATTCTCACACATCAACTTCTCGGCAAAGATGAATGCACCACCCTCATTGAGACCATTATATATCTTATTGATAGTCTCCTGTCTGGTAGTCTTGGGCATGAACTGTAGGGTGAATAGTGATGTTACCAGAGAACAGTTCTTGAACTCATAGTTAATAACATTACCACGGACCCATTCTAATATTGCACCAGGGTATTCTTTACGAACCTCGATATGACGTTCTTCAAGATCATCATAGAAACTACCAGCAA